GGTGTAGGAAGCGTTGTCATGAGATGAGTAAAGTTAGTCAAGAAGAAATAGGTTAACACCACACATGCTGTCATATATCGTACATCAATATATAGAATATTTGCTGGTAACGTTTTTGTTTCAATTTGAAATTGAGTAAATCAAAAGTGGACATGCCTTTTTTCTATGTCCACTTTTCAAAAGTTGAACATAATATGGACGAAAAACGCTGCCACCTGCCTTTTCAAAGCATAATGCTAACAAAAGTCTGAAAACTAGAAAAAGTGCCTTACCATAAAAAAATCGCGTTTTCTGGGGATTTTAAAATATTGACCAATATCAATGGAAACTTTAGGAAACATCGAAGTAGCGAAAAGTAGCGAGAAAATACTTCGATGTGAAATGTGTGATTATATTACGTCACGAAAATGCAACTATGATAAGCACATATTGACAGGCAAACACATAAAGAGGGCAATTGAGGGCACATGCCCTCACAAATGCTCATGTGGCAAGGTTTTTACAAGAGTTGACAACTTAAATCGTCATAAAAAGACATGTGAAGTGACAAATAAATCCGCTGCAAAAGTAGCAAAAGTAGCAAAATGTTTCCAAATGTTTCCTGAGACCAAAATGAAATATGAATGTGAATGTGGCATTGCCTACAAAAGTAGAAGTGGTCTATGGAAGCATAAGAAAACATGCCTACATGTTGTAGAGGATATAGAATTAGAAGTGAAACAATCGTCCGAATCAGAGGTTTTTCCACAGGTACTGGACGCACTGACGGACTTGAAGGAGGACAATGCTGTATTGAAGGAGGAAATAAAGTATCTCAAGTCTGGTGTTATGAGTGCGGCAGCGGAACCGAAAGTAATAAATAACTATAATACGAATATAAACATCTTTTTGAACGACAAGTGCGGAGACGCTATAGCTATACAAGACTTTGCGAAAACACTAATGATATGTATGGAGGACGTTAACTACGCACTGGAGAATGGCAAAGTGAAAGGGATAGAGAACATTATTCAGAAGAAGTTTGATGAATTGGGCGTGCATAAACGTCCTCTGCACTGTACTGATGTCAAACGGGGGACTCTTTATGTGAAAGGGGAAGAAGGCTGGGAAAAGGAAAAAGGTGAAATGAATAAAATGATACGTGATGTCGAATGCGTGCAAACAACAGGAATAAAAGTATGGAGTGAGGCAAATCCAGAATACTCACAGGGGAATCAAAAACTAATGGAGAAGTGGTTATGTATCGTGCAGTGTTTAACAAACTCGATAGACGGAAAAGGTGTGAGAAGAATAGAAAAGCGCTGTCATGAGATGAGCAAGATAAATCAAGAAGAAATGAGTTAAATGCTCTAGATGAGTGTAGGCGTCCGTTTGCAACAATATGCTATCTACATACATCGCCAGCCCGTCCCTCCCGAGTGATAAAAAATCACAAGATATAGTAGATATGTTGGATAGAGCCTATTTAGGAAGACACCTGACTCTAGTGGCAATTGTGTTGTTTGTTGTAGCATTTGCCTTATTGCATTATTTCAAGCCGTCTTTCATGTATAATAAGGATGGTAGTGTTCGTCAATTCGGGTTAGGTTTCAGCAAGAAAACGGTGATCCCCGTTTGGTTGGTAACTGTTGTATTAGCCATCTTATCATACTATGCAGTAATGCATTTTGCATTTGGGGCTAAAATTGCTTACTAAATATAACATTTGTATCTTTCTTTAAGAGATCAAGATACAAATATGTCTTTTATTCTCGTGTTGTGTAGACCTTCTGAGGTTGTTTGGACTTTTTAGAAGCAGCCTTGCGATCAGCGTCCAGTTTTGCAACGTTTTTCTTGATGTCGTCTGCGCTCTTAGAACAGGCAGTGTTTATCATATAGTTGAAGCTGACAGAGGATACAAGCGACCCTGTGATGACGAACCATATAAACTCCGAAACGATGTCCTTTAATCGTACTAGTTTTCGCATTTCTGCCATATGGTTGGCAGCCCCGTCGAGTAAGAGACCGCCTTGTTTCATGGTAGACCAGAAGGTGTCAAAGTTGGCAGGGGTAATTTCATTGATTAGGAGAGAGGGATCATTGTATATGTGATCTAGCGGACCGTTTGACTTCTTAGAGGTTTTCCCTGGCGACTTTACAATCTGCTCAAGAGTTGAGCGGACGCCAGCGAGACGAGATACACCGTAGCCGATAGTGTTTGAGAAAGGGGATAACCAACCAGGGAACACTGTGAGAACAGCTTTTAGTATACCGAATATCACGAACCATGGCACAGCGGTGACTAGTATTGCTGTTCCATATTGAGGCGTTCCGCACAGATTTTTTGCGACATTGAGATTCAAGAAGTACTGAACAACTAGGACCACGAGGAAATATATAAGGGTAACTGCTAGTCTCATGCCAGTACTTTCGAATAGATACTGCATAATGGAGTATGCAGCAGTGATCCCTATGAAGATAAGTATCGAAGGGCTACTAACGGTTGTATCGACCATGTATATAATATGAATCTTTTTTTTCTTTCCGTGAAATAACCGTGAATGAACATGTATGGAGCAACTCAGAATCCAACGTTGGTAGAATCAGGTATGCGAACTTATTTAGATCGTACATTAAAGCATGGGAAAATGGTAAAGGCAAAACAAACAAATGTTATGTTCAACATAGGTTTCGCTATTGTTTTAGTAATTGTTGTAGGTGGCTTTCTATTGTACAAGTACAAAGGAAAACTTAGTCCACACGAGCGAAGAAAGAAGCAAGAAGAGTCCAAACATTATATTCTTTCCAAGCTACAAAAGTTAGCTGCTGTTAAATCCCGTGAAACAGGAGGAGCAATTACAGGTTTACCTACTTGGTAAGACGTAGCAGAGAGAAAAATATAACTATTAGTATAAATGGCGGACGCGAGCTATCTAGAGGCTATGAATAAGTATTTTTCTTTGAAACGTGACTACGAAAGCAAGTATAATGCTCAGAAGAACAAGTTGCTTAAGAATGCGACATTGTCTATGGCAGACAAGCGTCGGAAGTTAGCTCAGATCAAAAGAAAATGTATTCATTGTGGTAAATCGGGGGGGACTATCTTCTCGAACACGGACGGAATATTATCAGCTGTATGTGGTAATGTGAGTTCACCATGTAAACTCGATATAAAGATCGTTCGTGAACAGGTTGTTCCAAGTTACGAAATCTTATCGAAGTTTGGAGATTCCATACAAAAGGTGAAACAGGAAATTATAGAGGGTAAGTTTGACATGCTATTTAACTACATAGATGATACAAGTTCATTGAAAGAGTTCCGTTCACTGAAGAAGTCACTCGAAGGGCAGTCGATAATCTATGACAAGGCCTTAGATGTTTACGCCACTGCGATGGGTACACATGCTGAAGCCGAAGAACTCAAAGTTAAGGAGCTTGATAGATATCTGCAGATTAAGACTATACGGGAACAATTACAGGAATACACGAAAACTGGTGAACAGAGTCATGTACAGCGCGCTGTAGAGATATATGCAGGACCTTTACGGGTTATACTAGACGACATACGTGGTCTTAAATACAGTTACGTGGGAATGACTCATGACGACGAAACGGCAACGAGTAATTTGATAGAAGATAGGTTTACTCCCAGTGATATGGAGTACGTAGTGAAGTCTGGCAAAAAAATGAAGGCGCCCGTGAAGGGTCGCGATTGAGAAGATGTGAAGCAATATAATCGCTTACTAATACATAGTGCATGTTCAAGGGTTATATAAACTGGCCAATTTTCTTCGTTAGTCTTGTAATAGGTTCAATATTCGTTTATATTTCGACTACCGAAACAAAGACAATATTCGTGTACCCGACGCCAGAAAATGTGGACCGTTATGTTTATGTGGATGAAGTAGGTACGTGTTACAAGTTTCGTCCCACTCTGCAAAAGTGTGGAGATGATGAGTCTAAGATAAAAGATATTCCTGCGCAAATTATAGCTAAGGAAAAGGAAACATAGTGCATAGCTCCAAATATATATTTCGTCTCAGTAATATATATTATGCGGTTTAAGGAGATATTGAACAGTGAGTTTGGTAAGATAGCTGTTTCCATCTTACTAGGAGTAGGACTGTCAAGTATGTTTAGAAGAACATGTAAAACTAAGGGTTGCTATGAGTTCCGAGGGCCAGCCGTCCAAGACGTAGAATCGTCGATCTATCGTTTCGGAAATGAATGTTATAACTTCCGTTCTAATGCAGTGCCGTGCGATACTACGAAGGTACAGGTGAAGTTCGCGTAAAGTAGAAGGCTTTCTTACCTATCCCTAGAATATGTACGATGTCTGATACCACGGATTTGAGTGCACTTCCGATGGAATCTATGGGTGGGGGGGGAATGGCTCAGAACGTTAAGGTAGCGAACCCCACGCAGGCTTTAGCACAACAGAGAGCGCAAGATGCGCAAGCGCAACAGATGCAGTCGCAACAGATGCAGGCGCAACAGATGCAGGCGCAGCAGATGCAGGCGCAGATGCAGGCACAGATGCAGGCGCAGATGCAGGCGCAGGGACAGGCGCATCAGGGACAGGCGCAGCAGATGCAAGGTCATCCGATGCAGTCGCAGCAGATGCAAGGTCACCCGATGCAGGCGCCGCAGATGCCGGCGCAGCAGGGACAAGGTCATTCTAGTAACGATGTAAACTCACTTGTTACTGGATTACAAGAAGCGGCAGCATCTGGTTTGACCAATTTACCGTCACGTGACATCCCGCGGCAGACGACATCGCATATGGTAGACCCAGAGAGTAGAGTGGAGCATGTTCCAGAACACAAAGACTATATAGCGGACCATAATAACCAACAGCGTGAGGCAGAAAGAGAAATCGTTCGTCAAGAGAATCGTCAGTCGAGTGTTGAGGTCATACACAGCGAATTACAGGCTCCTGTAATACTTGCGGCATTATTTTTCATATTTCAACTGCCTTTTCTTCGGAAAAGTATTATGAAGTACATACCAGGTATGTTAAACGAAGACGGACATTATAACATATATGGGTATTTGGTCGTGAGTTTGTTATTCGCAGGGACATACTACGGAATTGATAAAGCGGTAATATCACTAGTCGTTGCGTAATAGATGTTGTTAAAACTTGTATGTATTACACAAGTTTTAAGATGGAGTGTTATATAGAATCTTTAATCGATACTTTACCAGAAGACAGCTACCCAAAGGAGATAGACTTAGTATTGGACGGTGGTACGTTTAATGGCGCATATACATTAGGATGTCTGCGGTATTTGAAGGTTCTTGAAAAGAGAAACATCGTTAAGGTGGTTAGAATATCAGGGTGTAGCATAGGAGCTTTTCTAGCAGTGGCATATGTCGGTAACATTCTCGAGTCCATGGCAGATATTGGGGAAAAGATGATTCAAGACTTCCGAAGGGACCAGTGCCTGCAAAGACTGCATGAGCGAAGTGAAGACTGGGTACGTAATCATGTAACCGATAACACAATAAAGGAAATGGAGAAACGAGTAACAATAACTTACCATGATGCAGAATTGAAAAAACAAGTCGCCGTTGACTCGTTTGACACAAAAGAACAATTGACAGAAGTCCTAGTGCGATCCGCTTTTTTGCCTTTCGTGATAAATGGAATGCCTCATTATCAATATAAGTATTTCGATGGTTTGACACCGGCGCTCTTTTGGGACAAGACTCGTCCATCCATCTTTATATCCACCATGGTTTTGGGTTACATTAAGTCATCTATTGTGATGAAAGGGACAGATTCTATACCTATGCGGCGACTTGAAGGGATCGAAGACATACATCATTTCTTTTCGAGAGCGCGCGCATCTCGATTATGCAGTTATGTGGACAAATGGTCTATTGTCCGCATATTGGCATTTAGATTACGTAGCGTAGCAGCAATGTTGTTTTGTTTGACATCAGATACTGCAGCTGCGATAATACAATACATCCCCGAATGGATTAAGAATCATTTTGTCGTTGATTGGACAAAACAGCTTATTCGTGATTTGATTCGAGATGTAGTGGCATGGACGTGTTACTGATGTGTCACTTTGACTTCCTAGTTTTTGAGTTTTTCCTCGAAGACTTCTTATTGCTTACGGTCTTTGATTTGGACTTCTTCTTTTTGTCAGGTACGTATTTCAAGAAATGCTCTTCGTATTCACGCGTACCCCTTTTGAGCTCTTTGTGTTTTGCAGTTTTCTCCGCACGCATGTCTTCTAAGGTAGTTTGTTTACCGTAACAACTAGTACTGAATCGTTTAAGAATACTTTTTTGTTCGAGACGATTGGCAGCTTGCACTCGGAATAAATACTCGGCCATACAAAGTATGCGGTCGGTGTCGTAGTAGTCGCGGTCTGCGAATATAAAAGACAAGTATAGGTTCATCATAGTGTCTATAGTCGCCACCTTTACCTCTTTCTTGTCGCTTTTCAATACATTGTAACTATGACAGGCTAGTGGACGATAAATGAAAGCAACAGTATCTTTACCTACACGCACTTCGTAATGGTCTGCTAGTAGCTCGTGAATCCCTTCACGGCTCTTGATGGAGACATCTTTGAGCCCAGCAGTTGTCAATGCCTTCTTCACGGCTTGAGCGGACTTCTCGGGGTTCGTAGAAAGCACGTCGAAGTCTGGTAGCTTAGCGTCGATTTTTAATGCTTGCTTCGGCATGTATTTGCCGTACAGATGATTGGCGTAACCGCCAAAAAACACGACTCCCTGCTTGACAAAGTTATCCCGCACGATACGGTATATTTCTTTGGCACTGTACTCCTTGGTGCCTTCAAACGTACGTCGAAAAGTTGACGGATCGCAATTCGCTGCACGTAGGGGGTAATTTTTATTCAAAAGTATAAGACGTTTGAGGACTTTCTCCCATCGACTAATATCTCCTGCTGGGCGAGACATCTCTAGGTACATGTTCATTCTCAGTAGATTCGGCGGGGAATAAAGGATGCCATTGATTTCGATAGCCTTCTTTTGGATTCTCTTGAAAAGATCAGGATCAATTTGTGTTACATCCGCGACTGGAATAAAGTTCACGAACACCTTATAAGTCCCGAAATGAACACCAGCTTTTGCTTCTACTTCGTCATATCCTTTTTTGGCATATATGTCCGCGAGCTGCTTGGCATCATCTAGCGCCTGTGGTGAGAAAAAGTCATAGTCAGGGATTTCTAAATCCTTGTCGTAAAACTGATCATCCGCGGGGAGAATATTGTTAATAGCGGTGCCTCCGTAGCATACAAGTTTTTTCTTTTTTAAATAGGCCTCGACTATTCCTATAATTTGTTTGACAGCAGGTGCGTTGACAACCTCTCTAGCCTTATCTTTTTCGGTTGCATCCACAGCCGCCCGTAATATTTCTAATTCTCGTTCTCGAAACTCATCTCGAGTCATTTTATGTCCCTTCGTCATATGCTGATATATATAACGAAGATTAAATCGTCTCATATTACAAAATTGTAGAAGTCCGTTTTGCTCTCTCTTGGACGTGCAGAGTGAGAAGCAGGGGGCAGCGGTGGAACAGCAATCGTCGTGGGAACAAAACGTAGGTCGGCAGGTTTGAGGATGAACGCATGTCCAGCATCGGCAAACAGCTTGTTATAATGGTCGAGATTCGCGCTGGGGAACTGATATGACATAGCGTTCATCTGGCACCCATATTGCATGGTAAGCGCGGCGCTAGGATTGGGCGATTCATCGCCGAGATCGGGCAAAACCAACGTCATGTTCTTTTTATTAAATGTAATTAGTTCTTGTGTATCATGTGTGAACTTAATCTGTTTATCTCGCATGCACCGCATAAATGCGGAACCACTAGATATATTGACGTATTCATCCAATGAGGTGTGCTCGAATATCGGGTTAGATCTATCTACGGCGATGATGACTTTGCCTAAGAAGTTTCTTAGTGGCATAGCACCTAAATTGTTACCTTGATTTTCATGACTATATTTACTGCCGAGTAAGCGTCTTCCGAGAACATTATGTAGAGTTTTTGCAATAGTGGCCATTATGGGTTGATGTTTTGTCATAATTCTAAAGTGAAGAATGATCGGGTCATTCGAGTTAGGGCAGCTAGAACCAGAAAAAGCAAAATTGTTTACGGCTTCCATTGCGGTTTTGAAAGGAACACTGTTGTATGTGTCTTTGACATCGTAGCTATCACTGGTTGAGGAGGCTATAACTGGGCTATTATTAACTGAGTAAATAGCGAAGTCGAGTACCCTAGCACCCTGTTTGATTGCGTTTTTCAATGCACAGGTGTCTACCCACGTGTCCGCCATGGTTCCTGGATTACAGCAATTGTAGGCGGATTTGATATAATAGTCCCGTAGATTATGGCCGTACGTACCAGTTCCATCGCTCGGTACTGATGCCAGTGTAGGGAATGATTTATATTTCTTCTCGAGGGCATTGCAGTCACGATTCTTCAGAGTGAGCTTGTTTCTGACATACAAGACGGCGCACACGACGACTGCAATGACGAGTCCTATCATAATGATGTCCACGAGATACGTGTTGTCTCTCAATGCACTGAGATAGTGTTTCATTCGGTTAAACATGCTTATATTACGGTAGTAAAATAAATTAGAGCATGTATATATACAGATACTAATGCCAGGTGGGCTACTTAATCTCGTATCTTATGGTAATCAAAATGTTATTCTGAACGGAAATCCGACCAAAACATTCTACAAGTCGGTATATTCCAAGTATACCAATTTCGGATTACAGAAGTTCAGAGTAGACTTTAAAGGTTTGCGAACTCTGCGCATGAATGAAGAGTCACAATTTACTTTCAAGATACCTCGATATGCCGATCTACTAATGGATACCTTTGTTGTAGTCAATTTGCCGACTATTTGGAGTCCTATATTCCCTCCACAAGATTGTTCTAGTAGTTGGGCGCCCTATGAGTTCAAATGGGTTGACAACCTTGGAACCCAAATGATCAAGGAAGTTACGATCAGTGTTGGTGGACAGATACTTCAGAAGATGAGTGGTCAGTATCTTCTCAATAAGGTCAAACGAGACTTCAGTGGTATTTCGCGGTTCTTATACAATCGCATGACGGGTAACGTTGACGAGCTCAATGATCCAGCTAATGCGAATGGCAGAGTAAATCAGTACCCGAATGCATTTTTCACCACTGCCACCGAGGGTCCTGGTCCATCGATCTCTTCTAGAAGGTTATATATCCCGATTAATAGTTGGTTTACATTGACAAGTCAACAAGCGTTTCCACTAGTTAGTTTGCAGTATAATGAACTTGAAATCAAAGTCGTAATGAGGCCTATTCGAGAACTTTATACGATACTACCACCTCCTAGTATAGGCGAGCCCTATTCAGGGGGGGAAAGATATTACATCCAATCGCAAGGAAGTAAACCTCTTCAAGGGTTTTATCGGTTTCTTCAACCACCACCAGACGTTAGTTTAAATACGTATGACGATATTAGGACTGATTGGAATGCTGATATACATCTGATGTGCACGTATTGTTTTCTTTCTGAAGAAGAAGTGCGCGTGTTCGCCGCAAAAGACCAAGAGTATCTTATTAAAGAAGTCTATGAATACAAGTTCCCGAACGTCACGGGTTCGCAGAGAGTAATGCTTAACAGTTTAAGTATGGTTTCAAGTTACATGTGGTACTTTCAAAGAAGCGACATTAATTTACGCAATCAATGGAGCAATTATACTAATTGGCCTTATACTAATGAACCAAATCTTCCTGTGTATGCACCGATGACAGGAGATTGGGACCCTAATGGTTGTGGGACATTAGGACCCGGTGCCAACTACAATCCAGTTACAGGAGCAGCCGATGTATCGTCAGGAATCTATATAACAGGAGACTATCGGGCGGGTAATTCACGGATGATTATGGAAGACTGGGCACTACTGTTGGACGGAAAGTACCGAGAGAACACTTTAGACGCGGGCGTGTTGGACTACGTAGAAAAGTATATACGAACAGGTGGAGATGCACCAGAAGGTGTATATTGCTACAACTTCTGCCTAGATACGAATCCTTTTGTACTGCAACCGAGTGGCGCTATTAATATGAGCAAGTTCTCGAAGATACAGTTTGAGTTCACGACGGCTTATCCAGCATTGGACGCATCAGCACAAACATTCGTGATTTGTGATCCCTCATCGGGTGATATATTAGGTATCAATAAACCTGTATGGCGCATTTACGACTACAATTATGATCTGACAGTGTTTGAAGAACGTTACAATACTGTGATGTTTACGTGTGGGAATGTCGGTCTTATGTATGCTCGATCTTAGTTGGTGCTTTTCTGTAAAGGGCAGTTACAACCAGTAAGCTGATTGCCATACCTTCCTACATTCAGACCATACGGACCACAGTCTCGAAACATTCCGCTCAATGAAGGTCTGCATGTATAATCTGGTTTAAATGGAGCTTTGCAGGTAGGACATGCGATTGATCCCGACATTGCAGGTCCACCATCTGTCTCTAGTGGAGGAGCAGGCTCAGGATTAGCAGCTAGAGGAGAACTCGACATATGTATCTCGGCATAGTTGGATGGAAAAAGCTCTTCACGTGTACGGAGAGATGGATGAATCACTCGAACACGTTTACCATATTGAGCGACATTAGGCGCTAGAAATGAGACGGGATAGGAATGCTGGCCGTATACGGGATCGCCCGTGTGCGACATCTGCATGAAGTTGGCTGACGATAGTGGGGTAAAGTCAACGAGTTTATTGTTGCCGTCAGGGTGATGTTCGGCGTCGAAGTGCAAGCCTTCTCTGAGTCTGTATGCCCAAACACAGTATATTACCACCAATCCAAGGGCTATTATTCTAATAAGCATAAGCTTGATTATATTATCTGGCGATAATATAATTAATGACAGGTTTTTTTTCATCTATTGAGAAGGAGGCTGATAAGGTAGATGTCAAGTTGGCTAGTGACATGAAGAAAGATAAGGAGAAAGCAGCCGCTCCTGTGAAGGAAAACAATTGGAAGGGCTTTGGATTGGGTATTTTCGGCAGTCTTATCTATGCATTACTTCTAGGATTTATCGCTTCAAACTTTGTCTATCTTACAGACCCCTCCAAACTGGATAAGCTATTCCCAACAGATTGTAACGAGCCGCCCTATGATGGCAGCTACTCAACAAAGCATACTGCTATAGATTACTTTTCTCCCATCAAGTTCACGGCCCCCTACAATCAGGGACCAGCGAAGGGATCGGAAGGCATAGGTTATGGCATTAAGAACTGGTTTATAACAAGTATGATATTTTCTTATCGGAACGGTCGACGTGTAATTAAGGGTCTCCTACAGCTTATGGGAGACTTACAGACTACTTTTTCTGGGAAGCCCAATTCTGGACCACAAGGTGGCAGTCTCGTACCTTTCCTCTCGTCGTTCTTCTTAGTACCAATGTTCATTTATAGTTCGATGTTTGGCGGATTTTTCCTAACAATGCTGGGTCAGTTCTACAATGGTGATGATATATTCACCAGATTCCTTTGGGGATTATTCTTCATGTTTTTCTTTGGCATAGGTCCAATGATCGCAGGGGCTGTTAGTTTCGCGCAATTCGTACAAACGCTTGTGACTTTCACGGTTCTTCCGTTTTTCCAAGATCGCGGCAGGTTATTCGAGATTGTCAGGCAGAACAAGAAGTACATTATCGCGTTATTCGGGTACTTAGTCCTTATGGACGCAGGTAAAACATTACAAAAGCTGCCACAGTGGCCCATGTGGTTGGTGTATCTAATTCTCATATTGTTGCCTACGTTATTCGGAAAGGCTAAGCGTGCATTTGGAAAAAGTACGTGAAGATGTCAACAGAAATGCATATAGAGCATAATACTTGTTTCTTTTCAATGGTAAAGAAAAAGAACAAGTCTAACGGCGGACTACCGTTTGTAAGTGTATGTACACCCACATATAACAGACGTCCTTTTATTCAAAGTATGATTCAATGTTTCCTTCATCAGACCTATCCTGCCGACAAGATGGAATGGATCGTAATTGATGACGGAACGGATAAGATTGGCGACTTGCTCGTAGACATTCCGCAAGTGAAATATTATGCGTACGACGATAAGATGTCCCTAGGGAAGAAGCGTAATCTTATGCACAGCAAGAGTCGAGGTGACATACTAGTGTACATGGATGACGATGATTATTATCCTCCCCAGCGTGTAAGACATGCAGTAGATCGTTTGCGGGGCGACAGTAAGGCATTATGTGCTGGAAGTAGTGAGATACATGTACATTTTAAACACATTAATAAAATCATCCAGTTTGGTCCGTATGGACCACAGCACGCAACAGCTGGGACATTTGCTTTTAAGCGTGCCCTTTTGCGGAACCATGAATACGACGACAATGCAGCGTTAGCCGAAGAAAAGGCATTTCTCAAGAACTACACGGTTCCATTTGTTCAGTTGGATACATTGAAAACGATATTGGTATTCTCGCACAATCATAATACATTTGACAAGAAACGACTATTGGACAACCCTCATCCAAATTACGTTCGTGATTCGCGCTTTACAGTTGACGACTTTGTTAAAGAGCCTGAGTTGAAAAAGTTTTTCATTGACGACATAGATGCTATATTGGAGGATTATGAGCCTGGGAGACCGGAAATGAAACAAGATGTTCTAGACCAAATGATCAAGATTGAAGAAGAAAGGAGGCAAATGGCTGAGCGTCATCAGGGTGGTCACGTCATGATAGAGCGTCCTGATGGAACAACACAATCGTTGGGGCCTGCGGAAGTAACGAGGATTATGACACAGCAGCAAGAACAATTGCAACAACTATCTGATGTCCTTCGTAATAGAGACATGGAAATACGAACCTTAAAAAAAGAGCTAGAAACTCTACGGAAAGAAAAGAAACGGAAGGAACGTGATTCGATATCTCATAGTGACAACATTATGGAATCATTACGACGAGAGATAAACTTGTAAAATTGAAATAAAGACAAAATAATCCTCATAAGTATCAACAGTTATGGGGATTCATGAGTACGAGCATGAGCAGCAGCTTCAGAGCGAGGATACTGGTAAGGAATGTTATTCGGGTGCTATTGCAGCCGATGCCGTCGTTGCGAATAATCTGGCGAAAGCGGTTCTGAAGGAGTATCCTCCTTACGCTTCCAATAAGCAAGGTGTGCGAATCCGTCATGCTATGACAGGATCATGGTATGAGCACCGCGTGGGGTCAAATGATGAGTACCGCTATTTCAAGGTTCATGACGCTACTAGTAACAACAAGTATGGTTGTGGGAACGTTTACTTCTTCGACTCGCCCGCGGATTACGATAATTATGGTGGTACGCCGAGTGAGCAGGCCGTCAAAGATTGGGGAGCGCGACGACATGAGAAGTTCAGCTATTGATTTACATGACGTTGCTTTTTCTTATTAAACTCATTCCACTTCTACAGAGGAATCTTCTGTAGCAGTGTATTTGTCCAAATACCTATATAGTCGACTAATATCCAGCTTCGAAATGGAATATGGATCCAATAGTTGCTGTATGTCTTCTTCACTTAACG